GAGAATCTCTGATTGGATCAAGACCATCATAGTTGAGAAGCGGTGCCCACTTTTCTTGCAGATGCTCGGATTGGAACATTTGCTTTTACCTCTTAAAAAATGTGTTTGTTTTTGTTTGATTTAATGCTAAAATCAGTTTTTAGCCAACATAGAAAGGGCTTTCATGTAGCCGTCCATTGCTGGGGAATGATCCACAACAGATGGGGCGACTCCTTCTGAAAGAGTTTCAGGTTGTGCGATTGGAGCAGAATTTCTAGTTGGGAAATAAGATTCCTTTAGAGTCTCCAATTTTTCACGATATTCTTCTTCACTTTCAAACTCAACACTTTCGGCAAGTGAAGCGAGCTTTTCTTTCTGGGTAATGGCTAAGCCATCAGAAACTACATCAAAAATTCTATCAGCAACCGACTCTGAGAGTCTTCTGTTGAGCTGAATATTTCTCTCAATTTGCTCGTTGAGTTTTGTCTCCATTTCATCAAGTTTTTCTACCATATTCTCTAGTACATCATATTTTTCTTCAGGAAGTTGTACATAATGATTTTCAAAAAGATTTCTCATTCCGGATAGGAATGATTCACTTAGTTGCTCTTTAATGCCATATTCAACAGCAAGAGCATTTTCTTGCATCCATTCGTCGGCAACATATTCTAGATAAGAATCGACACGCTCTTGTAGCTCGTCTCTCATAGAGCTAACTTCTTCATAAAGACGCTCTTCATAGGCTTGTTGATACTGCTCATCTAGTACCTCACGAATTTCATTTACTTTACTACGAAGAGCAGCTTCGAAAATTACTTTTGCTTTATCTTTGAATTCTTCGGAAAGATCTTCGCCCTCTACTAGGGCTTGTACATCTTCTTCAATGTCGAACTCTTCTTCGTAATCTTCATCTAATTCTTCCTCATCTTCTTCGTCTTCTTCATCTTCTTCATCTTCATCTTCTTCATCTTCATCTTCTTTTTCTTTCTTTTTCTTCTCTTCTTCTAGTTCTTCATCTTCTTCATACTCTTCGTATTCTTCTTCATCAGTCTCTTCGTCGGCTTCTTCTTTCACTGCCATTTTTTTCATTGCTTCGGCAGCTTTAGCCTTTGAATTGACAACATCCTTAACAGTTTTTAGTGATGCGGCAGCATCTTCTAATTCTGCAGAATCATCATCTGGTTTATAATTTTCTGGAGTAGGGCCACCGAGGTCTACCCAACCAGTGGCACTCTGGCCATCAGGAATACCAGTGGTAAGGTGTGGCATTGGCTCTGCTGGCTTTGCATTAGCGTTTACAGCAGATCTGGATTGCTTTGTGCCTACTTCCATTTCTTGTAAATTTTCTCCACGAGACATTTGAACTCTCCGATTTAGCTAGTAGTAATAAATCTATATTTATTTATAATTTAAGAAATTACAAAGAATTTAAAAAGTCATTAAACAACTGAATTTTTTTCTCTTCTAGTTGTCTTGACTGTGACAAACGATTGATCTTTTTCATTGTGTTTTCAATCAACCATTCATTTTTAGTTGCATCATAAATCCACTCAACTCCTTCGTATATCCCATTAACAAATGCATCAGGAGCAGAAGGATCAGCAACAATGTCAGCAGCAGTTGCTAACATAAAATCATCAGAAACATAACGAACGCCATTGCGCTCGACTAATGAACCAATACCACGAGAGGAAACTCCTAGTTTGACTCCTTCTGAGATTAGGGAAGAAGCAATTTTTCCCATAGGAGTATCAAGAATTTTTGCTTTTCCTATGAAATTATTGCCACTTTCTCTCAGGGAAGTGATCATGTGTGATACACGATCTAGGTTTACTGTAGGGCCACAGTTTCCAGTCCAATAAGTATATCCATTTTGTTCTACCATGAAGTTGGTATTGTCAACTTGGATACAGTAAACATTATCATCCCAATCCTCTTCTGTGATTGACAGGAAACGACTGTCTAGGTAAACTCCTTTTGTAGTCAGGAATCTGCAGAAATATAGTGGTGATTTATTTTCTGCTTTGATTACTCTATCAGCAAAGACATAATCTTTTTCGGTAACTTCTTCAAACAAACTCACACCAAAACCTGCAATAGTTGCAACTTGTGCCAGATCATCAATTAGTTTTTTTGAAGTGCTGAATGCATCACAACGAATATATTTTTCGTTAAGTAGTCCTCGTCCATCGCCCATTACGAAATACTCAATAAATGTTCTTGCAGTATCTGTATTGAGGGATTCAATGAAATCACGAGCAATGAACTTATCATAACAATTTCCAAATTGATGTAGGTATTCACCAAGTCTCCTGTCATAACAAGACCAGACAATTTTATTGTCGCAAAAACCTTCATTCCAGGTTAATCCTTCCATAGAATGGAGAATCTCACCCATACTTTCGGATTTGTGTCCTACTTTTTGGGTAATGCTTATGTTGTAGCAGTCTTTGGAAGTTTTAGTACAAGAACCTTCTGCTAGGTAAATGCCAAGAAAAGCACTGAATGTGTTGAAGTCAACTTCTAAATCTTGAAGATACTTTTCTGTTCTTTCATCAATTCTTTTTAGAGTACTAGATTTTGGTATTACATAATATTCTGGAGATTCTTTTTCTAGGCCAAGAGAATACTTTGGAATATACCACTTCTGATACTTATTTTCACCATTGAGATCATCAAAGATTTCTTGTGCGGTTACATACTTATGATCTTTGTTATTTCTGCCATTGATGATCAGAAATCTATGATCTGGAGTTACCTTTGTGTGTATACCTCTGTTTTTTATGGTATACATTACACCTTGATGGTGATTGATAACGACTTTATTGATTGGTTGTACTTCTATTTCCTTTGTTTCTGGATTCAGTGTATATACAAGTTCATTCTCTTCGCAGTCTTGAATGTGCTTCCAACCAGATTTTACGGAAAGTAGTCTTGCATCACCGCTGAGACAGGGATGCCCAAGCTCTCCAAGTGCTCTTCCTTTCTGGATATAATTCTCATCATATCTCTTTACTTCTCGTGCCAATGTTTCCATTGGATAGCATCTGCCGTTTCTATTTTTGATATCTGCTTGTAGGAAGACTCCTTCAATGTGCAAAGATTTTTTACCGTTTTTTTCTTCGGTAATAAACTTTACTTTAGTGATTTCTTCTGTGATTAGTTTCATTTTAGTTAGTGAATCCTACTTTTGCTGCTTTGATAGCTGATGATGTCCAAATAACTTCTGATGGGAATTTCTCTAAGAACTCAACTGAATTCCCAGGCATTGAGAAGTAATTAGTAGTTGCTGCGCCAACTACAGTTGATACTCCTACAGTTACAATACCAGAAGTATTATTATGAAGGCGGACACAAGTAGCATTAGTAATACTAATTGCTGTTGCCGCAGAAGTTGGAGTGGAAATCTCAGTTTCAATTAGTTTAGTTCTTTGCATCAGTATAATAAGATCTTATTAGTTATTTATAATATTACCTCTGCTCAATCCAGTTTAATGCTACCAGTGCTGCTTTGTTAGTGTTTGGGGAGGCACAAGCAAGTGTATAGATATCACTCACAGTCCCAATACCACTTCTACCCAATTGAAGTTGTGCTTTATCATCAATTTCGATCAAAGAAGCACCACCAGCAATGGTAAATCCACCCATAAGAACTTTACCACCAGTCATCGCAGTAGCACTTAAGTCATACTGAGTAAATGCATCTAGATCTGCATGATTTTGCCAATTTGCTCCCGTAAGAGTTGTATTTGTAACCAATCTCCAGTAAATATTCGTGTTATCGTTCGTTGCTGCTTGTAGAGATCTTAGAAGAACGATACCAGTCAATTGATCAGACTTCATTCTGATACTTATAATTGGATAGAAGGTATTGGCAAGTGCCATTGTTCTTCCACCAATCGGAGTAGATTGACTGACAAGAATGCCAAGTTTCTCTGGTTCACCTTCTTGTATCAAAGAGTTAGAACCCTGATACATGTAATGAGTACCAGCAACTCCAATTATATTTTCCAGTTCACATCTAATAGGAAGGAATGGAGTAGCCGACCAAGGTCTATCTAATTCATTAGCCGTATTGAATTTATGAATATTGATCTTCTCGCCACCAATGATCCAATTGAATTTGACTTGTCCAGCACCATACCACTCATAGTCAAAGTTGACCATTTGAATTTTTGTGGCATCCGCAGTATACTGAGACCATCCAGTTCCATCTAACTTATCACCATTCCAATCATCTCTGACAACTTTAATATCCGTTGTAATACCTGCTGTGGTATGACGAATGACACAAGAATAGGTTCCACCATTATCCTCAAAGTAGAACCCATTATTCTCGTCAAATAAACCAATTCTTCTACGAATGCCAACCTGAGGAGTATCAAATCTAATCGCAAATGATAGAGATGATGATCTACCAGGAATGTACCTCATAACATTCTTGGTCTGTCTAATCACTTTACTGTTAGTCGTGACACCGACTGACATGGTGACACTTGCGGAATCTAGATCATGAACAGCAGAACCAAGACCTACAATACTCTCATCCCAAACATCATTCTCCTTTCCGTATTGGAAGGTGTTGAAGAATGTTGTCTGGTATGGAGATGTCTTAAGACGACGGTTTGATGTAAAACTTGGTCTCCAATCTGCTTGTTCTCCCCAATGGTCAGCAAGCATCATTGTTTCAAACAGAGATCTCTCTTGATTTAGATAATCTTGTCTATTTTTATTCCACTGTGCCATCAATCAATCCACTCTAATCTTCCTGGGTGATATCTTTTTGTATTTTTGATGTTATGGTTTATTTCTTCTGCTGGGTAAATGTTATGAACAATAGCTCCAGGATATTCTCTCTGGAGCTGTTCACCAAGTTCTTGTTTGGATGGAAGACCAGACTTTGTTACCATTTCCAAACGATATAAATTTCCTTGCCACATTATATCAGCGACATAACTTTCTCCAACTTGCTGTGGCGACTCTGGCTGAGAATTAATGTATAAGTTCCCAGTAAAGTCGCCAGCAATATTAACAGATTCTGAAATAAACTGTTTGAATGATTTCATTCCTCTTCTGTATCAAATAGTGAAGCTGCTACTGCTGGTCTGTATTGATCGATTCTTTCTGATGATTTTTGATAAAGAATGTCTTTAATTTTGTCGCTGATCTGAGAAGGTGATTCATCAGAAGCGATCATATCCATTAAGTCGTCCATAAAATTAATGCTGTATGTTTTTACTATTTAGAACTAAATTTCTCCACCTTTTGGTGGTTCTACTCCTTTTTCGCTAACCTGTGGTTCTATGGGAACTTTTCCCATCTCTCCCTCTATGTTATTTCCTACATCTAGTGGCATTCCAGTATTTGGATCTACCGGAATACTAGGATCTGGAATGATTCCTTTTTCTATTTCTTTTTTGATTAGCTCATCCTGTTCCACAATTTCTTGATCTGTTTGTCTGAGTATATTTCTTCTTACATAATCCTGCGAATAATATTTACCAATATAAGGTTCTGCCATTGAAAGCATGTTAAGTCTATCAGTCATCAACTCAGAATCTTTCAGCTCCGCAAAGTGGTTGTCATATAAGAAATCATATTGAATGTGTTCATTCATTTGTTCCCAGTCTTCTGGAGTAATAATATTTTTTAAGATAAGTTGGGTCTTAAGAATATCACTGAACATATTAGAGAATCTCTTTCTAAGTCTTCCAACAAATTTGCTGAACTTAAGTTCGTCACGAAGAATTTCTGATGATCTGCCAAGATTAAATCCACTTTCGCCATCAATTCTTGATGATGGTACATTTAGTGCCTTATATAGCTTGCTCTGAAAATAATTGATATCAGTTATTTCTCCTAAGTTTTGTCCACCAGGAAGAGTATCGATTTCTGTTCCTCTACCACCTTCGCGACGAGGAAGCCAGAAATCTTCTAGCATACTCATGAACTTTTTGTCATCCCTTATTTCTCCTGTTGAGTTGCAGGTATAAATTCCGGCATTAAGAGCAAATGTATGATAATTATGATACAACTCCTCTTTATCTATTGTAAGAGTGCCAACATCCATAGTTTCTTCTAGAAACTCTATGTTTTTAATTTTATGGTTTCTGTAAATTGTAGAATTTTTATATTCCTTCCAGGAACTATACCCCATTCTTTTGCATACATTGATTAAATTTGTGTAACTAAATTTCTCTAGTGGATCGCAATTTCCTTTTCCTTTTCTTGGATTTTTATTTGAATTGATTTCTTTCCAAGCATTAAAATCTATATTTTTATTGAGATAATCTAGGGCATCTTGTAGTTTTGTTTCTTTTGTTGTAAACTTGTTTAGTAAATCAAATATTTGATTTGTATATACTATTGACTGTTTTTCTGAGTGATTTTTTCTTTGCTGTTGTGAATCTTCTCCTTCCCAACGAGAAATATTTGCAATTCTATTCATCTCAACAAAATGAGAATTTGGAATGTTTTTTCCTCTAATTCTTGCCTGATTTCTTTGTTCTTCTTTCCAGCCAAGACTTATTGCTTCGCAGAATTTTTCGTAAAATTCCATATCATTTTTTAGCTTGTCTGTTAGTGCATCTGAGCCATTTTTTGCATTTTTTACTATTTCTTCTTTGTCTAGTCCATGTATTCCGGATTTATTTTCATATGATTTTAATCCACCAAGTTTTCCACTTTGTTTGGAATTTTCGACTATTTGTTCGTGTGTCATATTGAAAAATGGTATTCCATTTTCTCTCTTTCTTTGTGCGCAGACTTTTCCTCCTATTTTTCCTGCTTCGCTACAATGCTGTTTGTGAT